CTCCAGTCGAAGAGCGAGGCAAATCGCCTCGCTCGCCAACTTGGCACAACCAGCTGCGCTACGAAAAACCACGACCTGGTCGAAGCAGTTACCGCGCGAGCGGTTTAGTCCACCTGTGGATAACTTCGCATGCTGACCCTCACCCTCCCATGGCCCCCGCGCGAGCTCAGCCCCAACACCAGGCACGCCCACTGGTCGATCATGGCCCGCGCCAAGCGCCGATACCGCAGCGCCTGCGCGTTGCTGGCGCGGTCGCAAGGCGCGTCCAAGCTCGACGTGCCCGAGCTGGCAGTCTCCATGATCTTCGTCCCACCTGACCGGCGCAGGCGCGACCTGGACAACTGCATCAGCTCCATGAAGGCAGGCCTCGACGGCCTGGCCGACGTGCTCGGTGTCGATGACAACCGCTGGACCATGACCGCCGTCATGGACCACAGCCGGGTCGGCGGCTTCGTCAGCGTGGAGGTGGCGGCGTGGCCGGGTTGACGGCGAAGCAGGAAGCCTTCGCCGCCGGCCTGGCGCGCGGGATGACGCAGATCGCCGCCTACCGCGAGGCCTACCCCAACGCGCGCGCGTGGAAGGACTCAGCAGCCGCGCCGAAGGCCTCCACGCTGGCCGCCAGCGGCAAGATTCAGGCAAGACTGGCCGAACTCGGCGCCCGCGCCGCTGCGGCTAACGAGTTCACCGTCGCCGAGCACCTGCGCACCCTCGTCGAGCTGCGCGACGAAGCCCGCGGCGCCGAGCAGTTCTCCGCCGCCATCAAGGCCGAGGAACTGCGCGGCAAGTGCGCCGGGTTCTACACCGAGCGCGTCGAGCACAACCTCGGCGATATCGGCCCCAACTGGCGCGTGCTGTTGCGCAAGGCCGGCGAGTGACTGCCATGTTGCATGCCGGGCAGATTTCGATCCTGGAAGCTGCCGAGCGTTTCAACGTGGTCGCCTGCGGCCGCCGCTTCGGCAAGACCACCCTCGGCCTGGCGCTGGCCTACTACGGCGCGCCCGGCGCGCCCGGCGGCCTGGCGCAGCGCTTCGACGTGGGCTGGTTCGCGCCGACCTTCCAGATCATGGGTGAGGCCTGGCGCAGCGCGCGCGCGTTCCTCAAGCCCCTGATCGCGCGCACGGACAGCCAGATGCACCGCATCGAGCTGACCAACGGCGCGGCCTTCGACTTCTGGTCGCTCGAAGGCGGCGACACGGTGGCCATCGGCCGGCGCTATGGCCTGGTGCTGCTCGACGAGGCGGCCAAGGCGCGCTACCTGGAAGACGCCTGGAACGAGGCCATTCGCCCGACGTTGACCGACGCAAAGGGCGGCGCCTGGTTCTTCTCCACGCCCAAGGGCCGCAACTTCTTCTGGCAGATGCACTGCAAAGGCGGCCGCGAAGACGGCTGGCGGGCCCACCACGCGCCGAGCGTGGCCAACCCGCACCTTGACCCCGCAGAGATCGAACAAGCGCGCCTGAGCCTTCCTGAGCGGGTTTTCGCGCAGGAGTACCTGGCGCAGTTCCTGGACGACGGCGGCGGGGTGTTTCGCCGCGTCACGGCGGCCGTGGACAGCGCGCTTCCCACCGATCCACACGTCGCGCGTGACATCGGCGACGGGCGGGCCTACGTCATCGGCGTGGACTGGGGTCGGCACGAGGATTTCACTGTGCTGACGGTGATCGACGCCAAGGACCGTGCCGTGGTGTCGGTGGACCGCTTCACGCAGATCGACTACGCAATACAGATGGCCCGGCTGCAGGCGCTGGCACAGCGCTTCCCGCGCGCGTCGATTCTGGCGGAGTCCAACAGCATGGGCGGCCCGCTCGTGGAGCACCTGCAGCGGCTGCGCCTGCCGGTGCGCGCGTTCCAGACTACCGCCGCCAGCAAGGCCGAGGCGATCGAGGCGCTGGCGCTGGCATTCGAGCAGGGTTCGCTGCGCATTCCGCCGGTGCAGTGGCTGGTCGACGAGTTGATGGCCTATGATCAGGAGCGGCTGCCCAGCGGCACGATCCGCTATGGTGCGCTGAAGGGCGGGCACGACGACGGGGTGATGAGCCTGGCCATTGCCTGGCACGACGCTGCCATGGGCGTGCAGCTGCCTCGTCGCACCTTCAGCCCGGCGGGGCTATGAGCGCGGAAGCCCATATGCCGCCGCCGCCGCAACTGACCTTCGAGCTGCTATTCGAAGAAATCCGCCGCGCATGCCGGCTCACGCCAGACCAGGTGCGCCAGCTTGAGCACGTCGCCTCGATCTGGGCGAACCAGCGGCTGTGGCTGCCCAGCCGGCAGCACTGGCTGCGCCAGCGGGCGCACGTCGTGGCCTGCAGGTTGCTGCTGTCCGGCGAGGTGGCGCCGTTGGTGCGCGACCGGTTGATGGTGATGGGCTGTTCGCGCCGGCTGGCCTATCGCACGCTGGACAGAGCGCGCCGCTCGATCCGGGAGCAGCAGCTTGGCTGACGACGGCTTGCAGCGCTTCGTGCGCGCCGCCGAGGCGCGTGCCGTCCGTGTGCAGGCCATGGCCCAGGTGCAGATAGATTTGCTGGCAGCCGCGGCCTTCGACCGCATGTGGCGCTGGCTCGAAGAGCACCCCGACGCGTCGCCGCGCGACGCCATCCTGGCCGCGCAGGTGGAGTTCGGCGGGGCGTATGCCAACGCGCTCTCCGACGCCTTCTCCGAGCTGCTGCAGCGCAGTGTCGGCACGGCCGAAGTGCGCGCGATGCCGATCGGAGAGATCACGCTGTCTCAGAGGCTGTGGCGCCACGCACAGAGCGTCTCGGCAGAGACCACGGCCATCCTGCGCGACCACGCCAAGGGCGTGCAGCAGGTGCGCGAGTTGGCGCTGCGGCTGTACGACGGCTACAGCCGCAGCGATGGGATTCGCCGCCCGCTGGAGGGATCAGCGCGGCGCGTGCTGCCGAAGGCGCTACGCGCACTGACCGATGATGCGGTCGCACGCGACGAGCTGACGCGCTTGATCGAGCGAGGGCAGCTCCAGGCCGATCGGCTGCAAAGCCAGGCCCTGCGCGCGGCGTACAGCGAGGCCTTCGAGGCGTGGGCGCAGGGCGCAGGGCGCGATGCGCTGCAGCGCAAGCTGCAGGTGGCGCAGCGCGAGAAAAACCGCCATTTCGCCGAGCGCATCGCGCGCACCGAATTGCACCGCGCGCATCAGGACGAGGTGGCCGCCGAGCTCATGGCCGACGCGCAGACTGCCGTCGTGCAGGTGCGCATGAACCCGCGTCACCCAGTGACCGACATCTGCGACTACCATGCGAAGGCCGATCTGTGGGGCCTCGGGCCGGGCTGCTATCCGAAGTCGAAGGCGCCGGTGCCGCCTTATCACCCGCACTGCTTAACAGGGGACGCGCTCATAACGGCCAGTGGTCGGATCACGGCGGTGAGTAAACGCTGGTTCGATGGTGATGTTGTCGTCGTCGCAACGTCCAGCGGCAAGCGTCTCACCGCGACAGTCAACCACCCGATACTCACGCCAACTGGCTGGGTTGCTGCGGGCTTGCTTGATGTAGGCGACGAGGTAATCGCGCGTCCTGCGCGTGTATCTGTAGGCGGCGGCGTGCTCGGCGTTGACGATCATCAGGACGTGCCACCCAGCATTGCCGAGATAGCGGATGCGTTCGGGGGCGCGCGCGATGTGGCGCCCGTGGAAGTGCCAGGCGCCGCCGAAGATTTCCACGGCGACGGGGTGGCAGGCCAGGTCACAGTTGTATGGGCCGACAGCCAATTGCGCGATCGGGTCGATGCACGCGCCGCGCAGGTCGCCCATGATGCGCCGCTCCAGATCGCTGACATGGGCGAGGCTGGCCTGCTTGGCGATAGCGACTTTCACCTTCGACTCGAAGGACTTCGGCGTGCCACGGACCGCAGCATGCGCAGCAGCGGTCATCGCCGAGCGCTCGGCGGGGGTCATCCTCCCGAAGCTGATCCTCCCCTGCTCGCTTTGGGTGCGCAACTCGACGCCGGCTTTGGCGAGCCGCTTGGCGACAGTGTCGCGGGAGATACCGAACTCGCGCGCCAGATCAAAGACGGCGCGACCGGTCCGGTATTCGCTGACAAGGTGATCGGTATCGATCGTCACTCGTTCTCGGGCCATGTCTACAACCTCGAAACCGAACGAGGGCATTATACCGGCAACGGCATTGTTACGCACAATTGTTGGTGCAGGCTGCGCAGCCGCCCGGACCTGCATGTCGACAACGCGCGGGTGCAACCGGGCGCGGCGCAGTCCTTCTTGCGCGATATGACGTCCGAGGAGGCGGCGCGGGTGGTGGGCTCGCGCGAGCGGCTGGCGCGCGCGCTCAACGGTGAAGACCCGGTGGACATCGTTGACCAAGGCGTGGCCGCGCGGTATCGCACACGGCGGGTGGGGCAGGTGCTTGCACAATCCACGGCCGTGCCTCAAGATGCCTACGCAGTCGCCAAAGCCGGCGGAACCCACTCCGGTCTGATCAAGCGCTTCGGCAACGAGACCGAGTATGCGATCAGGAAGAGCATCGACTCCTTGCGTGATCAGGTCGCGCTGCACAAGAGCTACATTGCGGACCCGAGCGTGAAAGTCGACAGCTCAATCGGCGAAGCCGCGCTGCGACGGTTGATAGAACTCAAGTGGCCCAAGGAGATCCAACGGTTCGAGCAGGAAATAGACGTCTTGCAGGGAATTCTGAAGGAGCGCGCATGAAAAACGACGAGACACTGACGAACGCGGCAATGGCAGCCTTGGAAGAAGTGATGGAGCGCGCGCTTGATGAGGCGCGCGAGGCCCGGGCACGCGGGGATCGGCCGAGATTGGCAGCGATGGTGGATGTTCTGGACTGGGCGAAGGTCCAAGCCGGCATCATGGATCTGCCGCCCTTTGCCAACAGCGAGCTGCAGTCTTTAGAGCCATACTCTCTGCTGGCGCCTGCGAAGCAGGCCGCCTGATCGGCGCTACACCGCCTCCACCGTCGCCCGGATCGCCAGCAACTTATAGGCGTCGACGCGGTCCTCGTCGAAGATCGTCTCCACGTACTCGAAGCGCACCGCGGCGCCCGCCGCGGCCAGGATCTCCGCCTCGTCGGACAGCAGCTGCTCGTACAGCGCCTCTAGGCCGGAGTCGAACTCGTGCACGTCGCGGCCGAAGTACACCAGCACCTCGCAGGCACGCGACTGCACCAGGCTGCCGTAGCGCGCCACACTCGGCACGATGCGCACCATCGGGTAGTCGGCCGGCGTCATGTTGGCTTCCAGGCCGATCCTGCAGGTCGCCACCCAGGGCAGCGCGGTCAGCGCGTCTCGCAGCGTGGTCAGGGCGGCGTACATCATCAGCAGCGCTCGATGGTGACGCTGAGGGCCGAGGCGCCACCTGCTGATGGGCTGGACGCGGCGACCGCCGCGCGGGCCTGGGGAAGCGCGGCGTCGAATTCCTTGCGGTACGCACTGAGCTTGGCAGCGAACAGGTCGTCGGGCGCCTTCTGGCTTTCGACGCAGGTCAGCACGTAGGCGCGCAGCACGGCCAGGCGCTGCGCCCAGGCGTCGTCGAAGGCGCCGAGCTGGGCCACCTCGGCCGCGGCGCGCGTCTCGCGGTCGGCAGTGATCAGCGGGGCCAGGTAGGCGTCGTGGTAGGAGAAGGACAGCGGCATAGGTCAGGCTCCTTTGCTGGCGAGCAGCGCACGCACGTGCCGCTCGAAGATCTGCGGGACTTGCCGTGCGGCACGTGTCAGCCACGGGTCACCCTTGTAGCCTGGGTGGCGCACGCGCTTGGCGAAGTGGAACGCGCCTCCGCCGGGCCAGCGCAGCGCCTTCTTGTGCTTCGGCCGGATGTCGTGCGGGCGCGTGCCCCAGTGCACGAACACGGCATATGGCGCCACGCGCGGGTCATGGCCGATTTCCCATCCGCCGGTGATACGGCGCTTGTAGATCGAGCTCACCAGCTTGCCCAAACGGTTGTGCTTGGCGGTCTCGGCCTCGATGTAGTCTTCCACCTCGACGACGGTGCGGTCGAGCGCCTTGCCGGGCAGCGCGCCGATGCGCTGCAGCTCGCGCCGGATATCGGGCGCGCTGCTGACGGTGGCCTTGATCTTCACGCCGCGCGCACCGGTAGCACGCCGGCGAGGACGAAGCGCTCGCCGGCAGCGGTGTCCACCTGGCAGCGCAGCAGGTAGTCGGCGCCGACTACGCCGCCAGTCACGCGCTGCACGATCTTCGTGCCGGATACGGTGGGCGAGCCTGACAGGATGGCCGACGGCGTCGCATCGGCCGTGCCCGCGTGATGCGCGGCCGTGACCGCTGGCGACAGCGGCGCCGAAGTGAGCGCGGAGAAATCGAACCCGAGGTGCACGATCTCACTCGGGTCTTTCGGGTCGAAGGCCGGGTTGCCGACGGTGCGTGTCTTGCTCATGGCTGTGCTGCGCGGATCGTGCGCCGTGGGTTGATCGCTGAGTGGGTCAGCCGGCGTGGATGGGCGTACAGGACGCCCGACAGCACAGCGTTCGGATCCATGCCGCCGATGTTCAGGTTCTCGGCGCTGTGGCCATGCGTCGCGCTTGCCACCGCCAGCCAGGCATAGACGTTCATCGTCACGCCGTCGGCGGTATGCGCGTGCAGGCTGTTGGCAACCTGCAGGTACGGGGCGCCGGAAAGATCGACGTTGCCGGCCGTGTGCCCGTGCAGCGCGTTGCCGGCCGTCAACAGCAGCTCTGTGCTGAGCACCAGACCATCAGCGGCGTGCGCGTGCAGCGCGTCGGCGACATCAAGGGGGGTCGAGAGCGACAGCGTGATGCTGTCAGCGGCATGGGCATGGCTCGCGCCGTTGACGGCCAGCCAGATGTTCGTCGCCAGATCAAGGCTGTCTGCCGAGTGCGCGTGACTCGCGTTCGCTGCGACCAGGGCTTGCGCGCTCGTCAGATCGATGCCGTCGGCGGCGTGCGCGTGCGATGCGCTGGCTACAGTCAACGTAGCCGAGCCCGACGCGCCGAGCCCCACGTTGTCGGCAGTGTGAGCATGCAGGGCATCTGCAACAGTCAGCGCGCTGAGCACAGTCAGCACCGGCGCGCCAGCCGTGTGTGCATGCAAGGCGTCGCCGATGGACAGCGACGCCGAGCCTGACGTGCCGAGAGTCAGGCTCTCGGCGCTGTGCGCATGCGAGGCGTCGGCGATCGCCAGGCCGAGCTGCGTCGACGGCGCCGGGCTCTCGGCCGAGTGGCTGTGCAGTGCGTCGGCAACAGCCAGCGCCAGCTCGGTCGACAGCCCGAGGCTGCCGGCTGCGTGGTCGTGCGAGCAGTCGGCGATCACCAGCGACACGGCGCCACCGCCACCGCCGCCCTCCATGTCGTACACCGCGACAACAGTGATCCACGACTGGTCGAACGTGAACCCACTGTACGTGGCGCTGATGCCAGCGGCGCTGTCCAGTGCCCGATAGGCCACCGTATGCCCGCCGCTGGTCGAGCGCGGCTGATCTGTGATCGTCGTCCAGGTACCTGCGGACCAGGCTCCGTTCAGGTAGTTGCCGTTGTCAACAACGAAAATACCGACCGCCAGACCCGTGGCCTGCGACAGCGACGCGGTTGGCCCCGCCGTAATCGTCGTGCTGCCCGAGGGCTCCACGGCTTTAGCTGACGGACCAAACGCCCCGGTAGCCGGTACGCCACCAAACTCGACAACAGACCAGCGTCCGTTCTGCCCCCCGACGGACCACCCTGTTATGGTGGCCGATGTGTCGCCGGAGGAAACATTTTCCTTGCGATAGACGACGCAGCCAAACGGAGCGCCGTCAGCCCCCTTCTGTACTTCGGTCCACCCGGACGGGGCTGATACCGGGGCGTCAGCGTTGGGACCGCTGTGCAGCGTCAGCAGCAGCGCGTTGCCGGCCGTCGGCGTGAAAAAACCCGACCAATCGACCGAATGCGATCCGGTATTGGTGGTGTAGTTGCCCCCCGCCGAGTTGACGACCGTGACTGCCACGGGAGCCCCTTACTCGATGGAGGCAACCACCGCTTGCATCAGCGTGCGCAGCGGCGCGGTCTGTGCGACGCTGAAGGTCGTGGCGATCAACGGGCCGCTGTGCGTCCACTGCGCCGGCGCGGTCGCTGTCACGTTGGTCGGCACGTTGGCGTTCATCCACGTCATGACGGCCTGGACCGCGCCGCGCATCACGCCGAACTCGGCTGCGACGTTGTACGTCTCGTCGTGTTCCTGCGCCGTGGCGTACTCAGCCAGTCCGGGTGTCTGCGCCAGCGCGGCGAAGTCGGCGTCGGCGTTCTGCAGGAAGATGTAAGCGTCGCGCAGCAGGGTGTAGCTCGTAGCCCCAGCGGCCATTTGCGAAATGAAGCTGCTGCAGTTCGCGCGCACATTGATCGCGGTGGCGCGGGCGCGCTGGTACGCGACCTGGGGAATGACGTTTGTTGCCCTGAATGGCATCGGGTGCTCCTAGCTTACTTTCCGGCGCAAAATTCGCTGGGCAAGTTGAGCGGTTGACGCGCGACGTGAGCTGGCAACGTCCCGTTCGCTTCTCGGGGCACCCCATCGCTCAGGC